ACGTAAACCAAGCTGCGGCTGGTGGTTTACAGCAAGCTTTCCAAGGTACACAGCAAGCAATGCAAGGGCCAAACATTGGTCAGTTTATGAACCCATACACAAAGCAAGTTACGCAAAACACGCTGACTGATCTTGAGCGACAACGCCAAATGCAAATGAACACGTTAGGAGCGCAAGCTTCAAATGCTAAAGCATTTGGGGGTTCGCGCCACGGCGTAGCAGAAGCTTTGACTAATGAAGGATTTGCAAGGCAAGGCGCACAGACGTTTGGCAACCTACAGCAACAAGGGTTTAACACAGCTCTGCAAGCTGCACAAAATCAACAGCAGATGCAAATGGGCGGAGCTGCACAGCTTGGTCAACTTGGTCAGCAAGCATTTGGTACAGGACAAGCGATACAACAACAGCAAGCTCAACAAGGTCTGCTACAGCAAGGTATTCAGCAAGCACTTATTGATGCAGCTAAACAACAGTATGCAGGTTACACTGGAGCGCCAACGGCGGCACTCAATGCACCACTTGCTGCACTCGGTGTTACACCAGTACCACAATCAACAACAAACTCTATGAAGCCAGGCTTGTTTAATTATCTACAACTTGGTGCGGGAATGATGGGATAAAGCATGATGAAAACACCTGAACAAATCATTCAAGAGCAAGTAAATCCAACAAAACCGCGAGGCGGTTTAGGTGGTTTACTAGATTACGCTAAAACACGAAATAATGACACTGGATTAAGTAGGATGCAAAACTTTGCAGCCGCACTTGATCCATTAATTATGCCAGAGATGCGTGCTGGTGAAGGTATTCGTGAGCGTGGAGCGCAACGTGTAGCTGCAGGTAATAAGAATAAGACTATAGAGATGCTTATAGCTAGAGGTAGAGAAGATTTAGCTAACCTGGTTAAATCTGGGGCTATAACCCCACAGCAAGCGGCAACTGTACTTCTTACTCCAAGTAAAGATAATCGTATTGCTTTACAAAAAAGAGCTGAACTTGCTGGTTTAGTTCAAGGTACGCCAGAGTATCAAGCATTTATGCTTCAAGGCGGTGTTTCATCAGGTGGCGCACCAGCACAATTTGGAACAATACCAGCAGGTTATCAATTAATTGAAGGTGTAGATGAGGCTGGAAATAAATCATACAGCATGCAACCAGTGCCAGGCAGTAAAGCAGCTTTAGAAGCTGAAGCTGCAATTGGGGCAGAAGAGGCAGGTAAGAAGCAAGAGCTTGCAACTGCTGGTGTAATAGTTGGAAATATTGATAAAATAAAAGAAAAACTAAATAATACAACATTGCCAATTACTGGTTTTGCTGGAAGTAATTTAAAGAAAATAGCGGGTACTAATGCTTATGCTGTTTCTACAATGTTAAATACAATTAAAGCAAACATTGGTTTTGATAAGCTTAATGCAATGAGAAAAGCTAGTCCAACAGGTGGAGCATTAGGACAGGTTTCAGAAAGAGAACTTATGTTCTTGCAAAGTGTATTGGTAAGTTTAGACCAAGGTTTAAGCGCTGAAGATTTTGCTAAAAACTTAAATATACTAGAGAACAGATATAATGACGTAATAAATAAGTTTAATGCTTACCCTGAGGACGCCAAAAAGGAAGCTGGCTATTCAAATGTATCCTTGGATATGCCAGAGAATATAGGCGCAGTTGATTTTTCAAAAATGACAGACGAGCAATTAAAGCAATACATTGCTGATAATGAGGGTAATAAAGATGAATGAAACCCTCAATAAAGCTAAACTTGAGCTTGCTAAACGTGAACTTCAACGCAGGCAGTCTACACAGTCAGCAGAACCCTTAACTACATATGATAAAGTTATGGGTAGTGGTGAAGTTGATACTTTAGGTGAAAAAGCAGGTGATGTTATTGGTTCTGCTGGAGCAGGTATGTTGCGTGGTATTAGGGGTATAGCATCAACTCCAGAATTAATTTATCGTGGAGTTAAGCGCGGAGGCCAAGAGCTACTTGATTTGGCTGGATTTGATGATGAAAAGCCTAACATACCTATATTTGACAGCAAAACTGGTGAATACTTTGATAAAGGATATGCTGCGCTTGCAGGCGCAGTTGGTGCTGATCCTGAAGGTATCGCGCGTAAAGGTGAAACAACAGTAGCAGAATATGCTGGTACTGTAGGTGAATTTGTTCCAGCAGTAATTACAGGCGCGGGATTAAAACCATTAATTATATCTGCTTTAGGCAGTGAGACTGCTGGTCAAATATCTGAAGGTACAATCTATGAACCTATAGCAAGAGTCTTAGGTGCATTTGCTGCTCCTGTAACTGCAAATAAAACTGTAAAAGCGTTTTCTAAAAGAGCAGATGAAAGACCAAGCTTAGATACACAAAGGGATTATAAAAATGCAGCTTATAAAGAAGTAGATGATTCTGGCGTTAAATTTTCACAAGATGAAGTTGGAGGATTATTTGCTAGAATAAAATCATCTTTAGATGTTAATCCTAATTATGTACCAGAAGTGGATAAGCAAACAACTGCATCTCTTAAAGTATTAGAGGCACAATTAGGCAAAGAGCTTACAGTAGGCCAATTAGATAAATTAAGACAAGGTTTATATAAGAGGTATAGTGTTGCTAGAAATGAAGACAGTATAAGAGGTATGATTGATGAAATAGACGATCTTATTATGGCAAAAGAACCTGCAAATAAGTTAATGAACATCGCAAGAGAAGCCAATAAAAGATATAAAAAATCTGAACTACTCGAAAACGCAATAATTAAAGCACAAGATCAAGCTGCCGCTTCTGGTTCTGGCGGTAACGTAGTAAACAAATACCGACAGGCAATGACTAGAATTATTAATAGCAAACGTGATTCAAAATATTTTTCTGAAGATGAAATAAACTTAATGAGAAGGTTTGTTCGGGGAGATGTAAAAGAAAACGCATTAAGATTAGTAGGTAAATTATCCCCAACTGGTAATGGCTTAATGCAGGCATTAAATATCGCAGCCATATCACAAAATCCACAAATGGTATTAGGTACTATTGCAGGAGTAACAGCAAAAGTAAAATCTGAAAAGTCAGCTATGAAATCTGTTGATCAAATACTAGATATGGTAGCTACTGGCATTGCCCCAGAAAATAAAAAGCTAATGTCTAAAGAAAATATTGCTATATTATTAGGCTTACAAGCAGATTAAGGAATAGATCATGGAATTAAAACCAAAGTCACGTAGAGAAGTTGAAGGCATAGTCCAAGACGCAATATCAAGCGCAGTAGACTTTGTTGAAAGCGAAATAAGCCAAGATCGCATTAAGGCACAGCGATACTATGATGGTGAAGTTGACCTTGGCTATGAGGATGGCAGAAGCAAAGTTGTAGCTACAAAAGTACGTGATACAGTACGTGCTGTAAAACCAAGCTTAATGCGTATATTTCTAAGCACAGCAAAACCAGTTGATTTTGTTCCGCGCGGCCCAGAAGATGTAGCAATGGCAGAGCAAGCTACTGAATTTATGCATCACGAATTTACACGTTTAAACGGATACCGTGTCATTAATGATGCTTTCCAAGATGCACTTGTGAAAAAGCAAGGTATCGTAAAGGCGTACTGGATGACATACCCAGAAGCCGAGATATACACGTTCACAGATTTATCTGATGATGAATTGGCATATCTTACAGATGATGATGAAGTAAGTGTAATTGAGCAAACTACAGAAATGAGCATCTCAATGGATGAGATGGGCATGGATATAGAGACACCATCGCACAGCGTTAAAATTAGCCGCCAGCAAGAAAAAGGCGAACTATGCATTGAAAGCGTTCCACCTGAAGAGTTTTTCGTAAACCGTGATGCACGTAACTTAAAAGATGCTTACTTGGTGGCACATAGGACAGATATGCGTGCTGGTGATTTAATCGCAATGGGCTACGATCCTGAAGTTGTGCTTAATTTAAATAGCATGGAAAATGGTTCAGAGATGACTGAAGCTGAAGTCTTTGAGCGCCGTGGATATGACATAGATACATCTGATGAGGATGAGCAAGACCCATCAATGAAGAATGTGACTGTAACAGAAGCTTACATGCGTATTGATGTAGATGGCACTGGCGTACCTGTTTTACATAAGCTTACTTGTGGCGGTACTGCATATGAGTTGCTAGACTTTGAACCATGTGATGAATTACCTTTTGCTAAGTTTGAAATTGATCCTGAACCACATACATTTTACGGGCGTTCATTGGCTGAAATAGTTATGGATGACCAGGATGCAGCAACGTCAATATTGCGTTCAATATTAGACAACGTAGCAATGACAAATAACCCACGCATTGGCATAGTTGAAGGTGCTGTAAATATTGATGATGTGTTAAATAACGAGATTGGTGCAATCGTAAGAATGCGCCAAGCTGGTTCAGTGCAAGACTTGTCAGTCCCATTTACT